GGGCTTACAAGAGACTATGGAGCACAAACAGGCACATATATTTGTACATTAGATAACTATCATCAAGATGTAGATGCCATAGACTACTCTACAAGTGAACAACCTGCTGAACATAAGAGTCATAATCTCTTAGAATTAGACAATGGACAGTTTTGTCTCTATCCAAACAACAGAATGAGGATATATGATAATAGTATCACTCCTGAGACACCTAAGAATCCTGATTTTAAAGTATCAACTGTGTATTATCAGGTAGAGAATGGTCATGATCGTGACGGATTAGGTTCAGAAGAGAATTATTTCTGGAAAACTGCCAAAGAACGCAAAGAGGATCCCGAATTGGGATAAATAAAACCAATACGGAGGATAAAATGGTCATTAAAATGGACAAATCGCAAGAATTCATCAAAAGTGGTAAAAAACTGATTAGTGAGTACGATGCTGATGCTTATTATGAGGAAAAAGAAGAGAAAAAACCTGAATTTTTGAAAGAAGACTAATAAATAAACATAATATTAAAAAACCCTTATAGATATATTAGGAAAAATATATCAAAATGAATGGTAGTTAAAATTTCTCGTGCATTTAAGGACATTAGTTTGTCATTTACGAAGCATCCTGTCACAAATGATGTGACTGTGCTGAAGAATGAAGATGCAATCAAGAAATCAGTCGTCAATTTATGCCGAACACGCATAAATGAGAGATTTTTTAACGAACTATTGGGTACATCAATCGAAGATTCGTTGTTTGAAACAAATTTAGATGACATTTCATCATTTATCGAAAGAGAAATCACTGTTTTACTTAAAAACTATGAACCAAGAATAACACTTACTAATGTTATTGTTGAATCTTTAGTTGATTCATACGAATTACAGATAAGAGTTGAGTATGAAATTACAGGATTACCATTTCCGACACAAAATATCGAATTTTTACTTCAACCGACTAGGATATAATGTCATTTACACAGTTTACCAACCTCGATTTTAATACTTTAAGAGCACAAATCAAAGATTACTTGAGATCAAACTCAAATTTCTCTGATTTTGACTTTGAAGGATCTAACTTTTCTATATTAATTGACACTCTTGCGTATAACTCTTATATAACTGCCTACAATACGAACATGGCTGTTAATGAATCCTTCATTGATAGTGCAACTTTACGTGAAAATGTCGTATCATTAGCAAGAAACATTGGTTATGTACCAAGATCAAAGAAATCAGCAGTTGCAACAGTCAGTTTTAATGTTGATGTATCATCAATAAGTGCACAACAAGTTAAATTAAATGCAGGTTTAGTCGCATTAGGATCTGTACAAGGTGGAAACTATACATTTTCAATACCAGAAGACATTACAGTGACTCCGACTAGTGATGGACTTGCATCTTTTAATAATATTTCAATCTATGAGGGTAATTATCTAACTAAAACCTTTGTTGTGGACAGTTCACAAACAAATCAAAGGTATATTTTACCTAATGCAAATATCGATACCTCTTCAATTCGTGTTGAAGTAAGTGATTCTAGTGGTATTTTGACATATAACGCATATACTAACATATTTGATGTCAATTCAGAGTCTCGATTATTCTTAGTTCAAGAGGTAGATGATGAAAAATACCAAATTATGTTTGGTGATAATGTTTTAGGTAAAAAACCAGCAAACGGTGCAGTAATCACAGTCACTTATATCGTTACAAATGGGAATGATGGTAATAATGCTGCTAATTTTACGTTTTCTGGAAGATTAACATACATTTCTGGTGGAGTGGATGTTGATATTACAAGTAACACATCCCTTCTAACGACTATGCAGTCGTCTGAAAACGGTGATTCGATAGAATCTATAGACAATATCAAATATCTTGCTCCAAGAGTCTATGCATCACAGTATAGAGCAGTCACACCTAATGATTATAAGAGTTTGATACCTTTTTTATATCCAAATATTGACTCTGTAAGTGCTTACGGTGGAGAAGAACTGGATCCACCTGAATTTGGAAAGGTTTATATTACTGTTAAACCAAAAAATGGTGAATTTTTGTCTGCAGTAGCAAAGGATTCAATTAAAAATGACTTAAAGAGATATACAGTAGCTGGAATTAAGCAAGAATTTTTAGATTTGATGTATTTGTATGTTGAATTTGACTCAACTGTGTCATATGACTCAGGATTTGTTGCTGATAAGTTGAATTTACAAACAAGAATACTATCTGCAATTGAAACTTACTCAAAATCATCAGATATTAACTCTTTTGGTGGAAGATTGAAGTATAGTAAATTACTTTCTCAAATTGATAGGGTTGATACTGGAATAACCTCAAATATTACGACTCTTATAATAAGAAGGAATATGGTTCCCTCCTACAATTCGATTGCAACCTATGAAGTTTGTTACGGAAACAAGTTTCATGCTGATTTAGAAGGATTTAATGTTCGTTCTTCTGCATTTAAACTTGAAGGGGTTGATGGAGATGTATATTTGACAGATTTTCCAAATAATGATCAACTTACAGGAGTTGTTAAGTTCTTTACTATTGTTAATGGTGTAATTACATATATTAACAACAATGCAGGCACTGTAAACTATACAAAAGGTGAAGTAATACTATTTCCAGTGACTATTACATCATCAACATTATCAAATCGAGTTGAAATTGAAGTTACTCCAGAATCCAATGATATCGTGGCAAAAGAGAACCTTTATATTGTGCTAGATACTACAGGAAATAGTAAATTAAACCTATTAGAGGACGTTATTGTTTCTGGATCTAATGTATCAGGAACAAATTACACACCGCCATCTAGTTTCATTAGTAATAAAAAATATACAAGATAACTGATGTCTGATAAAAAAGTAAAAATTTCAAATATTCTTGGTAGTCAAATACCAGATTTTATACAAGCAGATAATCCACTTTTTAAAGAGTTTTTAACTCAATACTATGAATCTGAGGAGCGTGAGTATGGAACAACATACTTAGCTGATCATATTTCATCCTTTAAGAAAATATCAACTGTTGCTGATATTTCTTTAGTTGAAAAGCAAACGGTTAATGCACCAAATAGTGCAACTCCAGAGTCACCAGTTTTAATATCTTCTTTTTTATACGCATATGATGATGTAATCAGTGTAAATCAGACAACTGGATTTCCAGATTCATATGGATTATTAAAAATTGATAATGAGATTATCACATATACTGGAAAAACTGAAACTTCTTTCACTGGATGTATTCGTGGATTTAGTGGTATATCTGAAATTGAAACTGCTGGTAATCCTGAGTTTTTGACATTTAGTGATACGAATGTTTCAGCACATGTTGTAAATTCATCAGTAATAAACTTAAGTTTTCTGTTTGTAACTGAATTTTATAAAAAGTTTAGAAAAAACTTTTTACCTGGTTTAGAAGGAAGAAGTTTTTATTATGGATTGAATGTTGAAAATATATTATCAAGAGCAAGAGACTTTTATAGTTCAAAAGGAACCGACACATCATTACAAATACTTTTTCAAGTATTATATGGAGAGCAAGTTGAAATTATCAAACCTTTTGATCAAACATTCATGCCATCTGAAGCAGAATGGGATGTCACTGATGATATTGTAGTTGAAGTTCTTTCTGGTAATCCTCTAAACTTAATTGGTGTCAAAATATATCAAAATTCCTTTACTAATCCAACTGCAAGTGGTGCAGTATCAAATGTCACGACAAAATACTTAGGAAATAAAAAATATTACCAAATATCTTTTTCAAAAGGTACAATAAATGATACATTTAAAGTTTCAACAAAAACAAAAGTAGTTGGAACTGCATCTACAACAGAAGTTTTAACGGTTGACTCTACAATTGGATTTGGAGCAACAGGTAATTTCTATTATCCTAATGCAGACAATATCTACACTTTGGCAGAGTATACATCCAAATCAAGTAATCAATTTTTTGGATGCACTGGTATTTCTAAACTGTTAACAGAATCTGAACCAATCATAGACTTAAATTTTGTCTATGGTTATGAAGATAACGATTTAACTAAGATATGTCAAATGAGAGTAGTTGGGTCTATCTCTGGTGCTTCTGATAATGTTAATGTTACTAAGTATTTTGATTTAAAAGACTCTATTCGAGTTAAACATTTAGGTGAAAAGTACGATGTATCTGATAAAAAGTTTAATACTTGGTTTTATAACAACCTTTCGTACATTGATGTTCAACAACATCAAGCTGGGCAAACAACTTTTGAAACATTAACCGAACATTTCTTAAAAATTGGTGATAAAGTTGATATTATATTTAAAGATACTGGTGGACTAATCATACAAGATGCAGTAGTTGATAATGTATATACTTCAACTCGTTTTTTAATTACTGGAGGAACTTCATTTGGTTCTATCATATTTGGTGATTACATAATTAAGAAAAAGTTAAACTATGCTTCATCTAATTTTGGTATTACATCACTTTTATCAAATATACAGAATTCTTTTTCAGATACTGATAAAAACACCTATGTTGCTTTTTCTGGATACCCATCTTTTGATACTCAAACTACAAATAGGTCAAAAACAGTTGCTTCATCTGGAATTAGTACAAATGCAAGTACAATCACTGTAAATGACCATAAATTTGTAAATGGGGAAAGAGTCTATCTAGCAATTTCATCAGATTCTGGAATATCTGGTAGTGTTAGTGGATATTTTTATGTAAATGTTGTTGATGAAAATACTTTTAAACTAGCATTAAATCCATCAAATCTTTATAGGAATATTTTTGAGGAAATTAAATATAATGGTGTAGGAACTGGAACACATACAATAACACCTGCAAGTTTGTATGATGGAGAAAAATTAACTAATCAAAACAGTTTTAAGAGAATTTATAAAAATCCACAAGTCGCAAAAAATAATTCAAATATAAGTGGCCCAGTCGGATTATCATTAAATGGTACTGAATACCATTCACCAATTTCTGATGATGCAGTTTATTATGGACAGATTGATAATATTGAAGTTTTAGGTTCTGGAAAGGATTTTAATGTAGTAAATTCACCTACAATATCAATCACAGACGACTCTGGAAGCGGTTGTGAGGCGTATGCAAATTTTTCAGGTAGTTTGTCAGAGATCATTGTAAATGAGGGTGGATTTGACTATTCTGAGACTCCTTCTGCAAGGATTACAGGTGGTAATGGAACTGGTGCGATATGTGAAGTAAAAATGAGAGGACTTACTCATAGTAAGACATTTACTGATTTTGATGTAAATTTAACAGATGACACATTTGTAGGTGAACATAGATTTTTAGATGGAGAGGAGGTAACATATACTGCCACAGGAACTCCAGTTGGAATTAATACTGGAGTTAATGTTGGATTTACTACTGATAGATTATCATCTGGAAGTAATTACTTTATTGCCAAAATTACTAATAATTCATTTAAATTAGCAACTACAAAAAATAGAGCACTTACTAAAACTAAATTATTAGATCTTTTCGCATTTGGTAATCAAAGTCATACTTTTAGATCGAATAAAAAGAGACAAGTAATTGATAAAATTGTAGTTAATAATTCTGGTTCGAATTATTCTAATCATAGAGTATTAATATCATCTCAACAATACCCTCCTACTGATAAAAAAGACTTATTTAAAACATTCGTTGGTATTAATACTTTTAATAATTACATTTATGCTAAAAATCACAATTTTAGTAACGGTGATGTATTAGAGTATATCTGTAGTGATACTGTTATATCTGGTTTATCCACATCAGTTGTATATAAAGTCACCGTTATTAATAATGATAAATTTAAATTAAGTGATGCAGGAACATCAACTATTATATCAAATACAAATTATGATAGAAAGATATATGTAAATCTAGGTAATGTTGGAGTTGGAACTCATACATTTAAATACCCAGACATAGAAGTTAAGATTGATGGTAAAGTTTCTGTTGGAACAACAACAGTAATTCCAGATTATTATAAATCTTCCGCAAAAGCAATAGTTAAAGGTGGATTAAAAAATGTTTTTGTTCGAAATGGTGGGGTTGGTTATGGTGTTACAAATATTGTAAATTATCTCCGTAGACCTAGTATAAAACTATTAACAGGTAAAGATGGGTTCATAGTACCAATTATATCAGAAGGAAAAATAACTGGTGTTGATATATTAAACTCTGGATCTGATTACACAACACCTCCAGAACTTGAAGTAGTTGGAGTTGGTGGAACATCTGGAACAGTTGGAGGATTTGCTAAACTAGAATCTGTTGTTTCTGATGGAAAAATAACAAGTGTTAATATAATTTCTGGTGGAACAGGATATGATACTAATAATACATCTATAAAAGTAATACCTGCTGGATCTGAATCAATCATTGGATCTGAAGTACATGAATGGAAAATAAACTCAGTAGAGAGATATGACCATGTATTGACTCAAAATAATTCTGAACTTGTTCAAGTAAGGGCAATATCTCTAACTAATAACAATAAAATATGTTCATTCTATCCAGTTAAGAAATATCGTCGTTTACTGAGAGACAATATTGACTCAAATTTTGTAGAATCAAGCGATAGTCACTCAAAAATAGTTGGATGGGCATATGATGGAAATCCAATTTACGGGCCAGTTAGTGAAAATAGTTCTGGAATTACCACATTTATGCAATCTAGTTATGAACTTGATATTGAAGGAGATACAAATTTAAGACCCTCTTATCAAAACGGATATTTTGTGCAAGACTATGTTTATAAGGAAAGTGGTGATTTAGATGAACATAATGGTAAATTTGTAAAAAATACTGATTTTCCAAATGGAACTTATGCTTATTTTTCAACTATAGACAAAACTACTAAAAATCCATCATTTCCATATATTACATTTTTACATCGAAATGCAACTGATGAATTTAATTATGATGTAACT